AAGGAAAACCGCACACCGACAAGGTCATCGGCCGCATTGATGATCCGAAGCCGGATCGTCGTTGCCCCCAGCGGTGTGATGCCGTCACTCACGATCGAGATTGCCCCCTGCTGATATTCGCTCCCATCGGAGAAGGGCGAGCCATCGCTATGCGGAACGCTGATCAGCGGTTCTATTTCACCGGAAACATAAGGCGCGGTATCCACTGACCAGGCCGGCACGATGACGAAGCCGCTCCGCCCCGCAAGACGCGTCCGGATTGCATTCCATGTCCTCCGTTGCGCCCGTGAATGCACCGGAATGTCGACAAGCTCGATCGACCAGAAACCGAGATCGGTGCGAACTGCTGGATCAAGCCCACCCAGCGAACGCCCGCCGGATCGCGTATAAGGATTGGGGTTCGGCCGGCATTCGGCCGGCGTCAAAAGGTCTGCCGGCCAGTGGATCATATCAGCCATTCCGGTAGTCCCCGCCTGCAGTGTTGTGCTGGTAGCGAGCCATCGCTGCCGGCGCCTGCCGGTTTGCCTCCGTAACCGAAGCGGAGACAATGCCAGGCGCTGCCCGTTCAATGCGGCTGTCGACGTAAGACACAATCGATCCATTCTTAGGATCGACGCCGACCATGACCTGAACGGCATGCACGCCGCCGACGCTCGCTTCCTGCCCCGGCTTCGTCACTGAAACAGTCTCATTGGGGCTTGCCTTGAAGGCAACCAGCTGGCTGTCGACACCGCCAGCGCCGCCGACCTTGAACGATCCGCCATTGGCAAATCCGAACAGCGATCCAAGGCCGCCAAAGAGTGAACCGATAATTCCGCCGCTGTTGCCCGCTATACCGCCGCCGAAAATCGACTGGAAAGCCTTGTCTATCCACATGTCAGCGAGACTACCGAGTAGGTCGCTTAACGCTTCCTTGACAGATTTCGATCCATCAATGACACCCTTGAAGGCGCTGGAGAACGAACTAGCCAGAGAATCCCCCGCCTTCTCCGCACCCTTGAAGGCGACCTTCACATCCCCGGCAACGCCTTGCGCCACCCCGACGACGGCAGGCTTCATCCCGGTCATGCCGTCGCCGAGACCTTGCATGATATGGCCGCCGATCTCGGCCATGACGCGCGAGGGCGAATGAATGTCGAAGAAACCGGTGACCGTGTCCTTGATGCCGGCGGCTATGTCGCGCACGCCACCCTTGACGCTCTCCCACTTCGCTTTGATCCCTTGCCAGAGGCCGTCGATGATCTGGCCGCCGATTTCGATCATCTGCCCCGGCAATGCGCGAAACACCGAAAGCACCTCTTCGCCGACGCCGGCAAGCGCGCTGACGATCGCCCCGCCCAATTCCTTGAACTTGGCAATAACCGCGACCAGCGCTTCCGTGTGCAGCCTGATCATCACCTCGGTGAATTTGGTGACCCATTCCCAGGCCGCCTTGATCTCCGGCCAAAAGGCAACGGCCGCCGCCGTCAATGCTGTAATACCGGCAATCACGCCGGCAATCGGCAGGCCGATCGCTGCGATCCCCGCTGCCACCAGGCCCACCGGCACGGCGAGCGCTGCCAGCGCTACCGTCAAAGCCCCACCGACGCTGATGAAGGTCTGCGTTTGCGGCGAAAGGTTCTGGAACGCTGTTGAAAGCTCGACGAGAAAATCGGTGATCGTCGCCAGCGTCGGCGCGAGATTTGCGGCGATCTGGGTGACCAATCCGGAAAGCGTCGCCTGCAGGCGGCTGATATTGTCGTTGAACTGTTCGGCCGCCTTGCCGGTCGAAGCCGAGATCGTCAGCCCGAGTGCATCCGCCTCGTCGGTCATGGCCTTCAGCCCGGCCGCCCCGCCGTTCAAGAGCGGGATCATGTCGAGCCCGCTCTTGCCGAAAAGCTTTACGGCCAGCGCCGTCTTTGCCGCGCCGTCTTCCATCTTTGCGAACTTGTCTGCGACGTCGAGCAGCACGGCCGAGGACGAGCGCAGTGTCCCGTCCGCATTGGTGGCGGCAACCCCGACTGCGGAAAACAGCTCGACAGCGCCCTCATTGCCCTTGGCTGCCTCCACCATGTTCGACGACAGTTTCTTGAACGCCGTGCCGACACCCTCGATCGACACGCCGGAGAGATCGGCGGCATATTTCAGCCGCGACAGCTCCTCGATCGGCACGCCGATCTTGGACGCCATCTTGCTCATCTCGTCGGCCTCGTCGAGCGCGCCTTTCAGAGCCAGGCCGAGAGCAGCGCCAGCCGTGACGGCCGCAGCCCCGGCTGCCATCAGCCCCGTCTTCAAGCTCGCGCCAAACTTGGCGGCCCGCGTCTGCGCCTGGGAGAGGCCCTTGTCAAAAGCCGCGCTGTCGAGGCCGAGAACGACCCGCAGCGCACCGATCACAGCATTCATCAGGGTTTCCTATGCGAGCGAGCCGCCCAGGCCTGCACCTTGGCGAACTGCGCTTTCCAGTCGGTTGACTTGGGATCGGCCTTCGTCTCGGAAATCCTCAGCCTCTCCAGCTTGACGAAATCCTTGGCCTTCTGCGGATGGTAGGTCGATAGATAGGCGATGGTATGGGCCAGCCACGCCCGGTCGTTGTGGGCATTGCGCCGGGCCGCCAGCGCGCCCCGGGTGATCGCATCGATCTCACGCAGCGTCAGCCGCCAGAACAATTCCGGGCTCTGCCCGATCTCCACCCAGGCGGAGAGGCGATCCGGCCAATTTAGCGTCGGCGGCGCGGAGCCGCCTTCGGCTTTCCCGCCGGTTCCTTGGCCTCCGGCATCGAGGCCACGATCACCCGGCCGATGATCTCCGCCGCCTTCACCAGGCCGACATCCGTCATGATGGCGCCGGCCTCTTCATGGGTAATCGAGGGCATCGAGCCGGAAAGGGCAGCACGGAAGAAGCTCCGCAGCAGTCCCATTTTCAGCTTGCCGGCGGCAACCATAGTCTCGAAATCGGTAGCGATCTCGTCGGTGGCCTTGCCGAATTCATCCTCCAGCTCGCACCACTCGTTGGTCGCGATGCGCAGCTGCAGGTTTTCGCCGTTGTGGGGCAGGCTGATGATGCCCCGTGCCATGTTCGACATCTGGGAAATTCCTTACGCGATGACGGCGGCAGTGCCGGCGGTGGTCACGACCGTATCGAAATCGTCATTCGACGCTGTCACTTCGCAGGTGATGACATCGCCGATATTCGCTGTGAGCGGCACGAAAGAGCTGCCGGTTGCACCGCTGATGTTGGCGCCGTCCGCCTTCCACTGATAATCGATATCGGTGAAGCCGGCCCAGATGCCCGGATCGACCCTCAGCGGCGCACCGACCTTTGCCGTGCCTATGATGACGGGGGCAACGATATTGCGAGGCGCAGTCGGGTCCGTCAGGATCGGCTCGCCGGAAACCTTGAACGACACGGACGCCGTCATCTTGTCGTCGGTTGGAGCCGACTTCTCATAGGACTGCCGGCTGCCGGAGAACAGCACCTGCACCCCGTTCGGAAAGGTGATCCGGCACCACTTGCGCTTGCCCTTGGCAGCCTGCAGCGCGATGTCGCTGGCAGAGCCCGGCACGTAGTTCATCTCGAAGGATGCTTCACCTGGATCGGTCAGCCCGTCGACGAATTCGCGCGTCCGGTTCGGGCTCTGCATATGCGTCGCGTCCACCTGGTCGGTCGTATCCGAAGGCGGCGTCAGATCGTAGATCTCGGAAAGATAGGTAAAAACGGTCGGCGTGAGGATATCGGCCATCTCGAAGGTGATGCCGTAGCCGAGAGATGCTTGTGTGTCTGCCATGACAAAAGTCCCTTTCGTGGAGGCTCAAAGCGGTTAGGAATGCCAGATGAAAATATCGGCGGAGCGCCGGAAAAGCGGCGTCACATCGCCACTGTCGGACACAGAGAGGTCGCGCTTGCTGTCGACGAAGCCCGCATGGATGCGCACGCCGGAAACAACGCCGCGATAGCCGGAAAGAACGTCAAGGATCGCGTCAGACAACGCTTTCGCCGAAAGATAGGTCTCGCCGTAACAGTCGATCTGGACGCGGACGCGCTCAAGGCCGGACGGCCCGTCGTTGGTCGTGTCGACATCGCCGGAAACCACCTGCAGCACCGCGCGCGGATAGGCGGTCACCGCCTGCGGCGTCCGAACCCAGTTGACCCGGCCGCCGGCAAGGAGGCTCACCCGCCCGTCAGCGAGGAGCAGTGTCGTCAAAGCAGCTTCCATGGATCAGCCCATCTTTCGCGCCAGCCGCTCGGCCCGCCGGGCCGCCCGCTGCGCCGCCTTGTCGATCTCGTCGCCGAGCTCGGTGGCGATGATCTCCAGCGCCTTGTCCTTGTTCGCATCCCAGGCCGGCCTGAGATGCGGCTCGGCCGCCTGGTGCTCGTTGCCGAACTCGGTCTGTATGGCGGCTGGGTCGTTCGGGCCGGCGAAGACTTCCACCGGGCTTTGTTTCTTGTGCAGCTTCGATTGCCGGCGCGTCAGCTTCGTACCGACGCCATAGGACGCCTTCAGGTTCCCGGTCGGCCCGAGCGGCGCATTGCTTCGCCCCGCCTCGGCGATCGGCTCAGCTGCCATCTTCAGAACCCGGCGCGCGACGCCCTTGGCCGTGGAGACCTTGAGCTGCGAAAGCGCCTTGTCGAGTTCCTTCAGTCCCTCGACCCGAACGCGCGTCGCCATCAGTCCGTATCCTTCACGGCCGTAATTTCCAGAAAGCGCAGCCGCCCCTCGCTCGTTTCCTTGATGCCCTGAATGTTCCAGAGCCCCTGATAGCTGACGCGATCCTTCGGCGTGAATGTCCGCGAAACGCTCGTCGAGCGAACCACGAACCGGCTCACCAGCGACGAGCCCACCTGCCCCGCAGCCTCACGCT